CCGTCAATATGTTTTGTTACTACTACTGTTTCATTATAAAATTCGGCAATTTTTTTTGCCTCAACCCTAGCATCATTTATAGTTTGAAATAGTCCTGTTTCTTGTTCAATCATAAAGTTATATCATCTAATCCTGCAACTCTCAATTTAATAACATTATTAATTTGAAATTGCTTGGCCTCCAGAGCCTTCATTAGCCCATGGTATCTATTACGAACAAAGGCAACCTCATTTATCAATCCTTGCAAGTCTAAAACAGATTGCTCTCCGTCTACATATTTTTCAACATCTCTACTTGATAATGCTCTTTGGTAATGCTCTAAATATTTTCTAAATAATCTAGTTCGTTCTCTTCGCATTTCAATATTAAGATGTTCTAATATACTTTCAAGCTCTTGTAATTGATTAAATCTATGAGCAACAATACCAGGCATCTCCCTTGACGTTTTTTCAAGATTACCTTTCATTGAAACTTCAAACCCTATGTTGTTTAATTCTTCATTAAAATAATCAATACAATCAGGAATTTTACTTAAATCCTTTTGTACTTTTATAAACCAATTGGACATCTAATATATATAATCATCGGGTTCTTCATCATCTAGCTCTTCCTCATATCTTGAATCAAGAACAGTATCGAGCGTTTTACTGTAACCTCTAAGACTATGTAAACTATCTTCTATAGTATAACTGTAATTTTCAAAAATTTCAACCAATTGATCAGTTGCTTCTTCTAGTTCCTTTTTATCAGTATAGGCTTTTACCATGTCATATAAATCATGAAAAAAAGCTACATCTGTATCATTCATCTGCATCTACTACATCCTCGTCAAAGTTGTCTTTATTTATAAGATTTTCAGCCATTTTAACGATTGTATCTGCTTGGATTTCTTTATCACCGGTTTCATTAATTACAATTTGTAGTTTTTCATGGTTCCAATTTTTACGGAACTCTTTAATTTCGTTACCGTCTTTAGTTTGGTATTTTAACTTATTACCGTCTTTTACAATAACACCTGCTTTTTCAAACAGATCTAAACAACCACTATACGGGTCCATTCCGGTATCGTATGGTATTTTAATTTGTACGCTCTCAAAAGGTTTTGCAAAACGTGTTTTCATTACTTTACAAGCCGCTCTAATTCCACGTACATCAGTTATTTTATTTCCTGATTCGTCTTCTTTTAATTTAAGTTTTTTCATTGCTACTACAATAGAGGAAGCATATATAAAACCTTGTCCTCCACTAATTTTATCATCTGGATCGAACATGTCCTGCGATGCATATGTATGATTAGTAGCAACTATTCCTACAGGATTTCCTGCAATTAAATTAACACTATTACGAACAAGGGCAGTAAGTGCTTTGGGTTTTCTACCCATATCACCTTTCATATCGCCTTTTTCAAATTGGTCAATGTCAGTTGGTGTAAGTAACATACCTAATGAATCCATTACAAATAAAACTTTTTGACGTTCTTCATATGGTACATCTTCATATTGGTCGCGGTAGCCTTTCATAAACTCGCTTACAAATTTTGCTACTCCGTCAATCATTGAAACACCAAATCTCATAAGTTTATCATCGGCTGTATCAACTCCAATTGCTTCTAGCCAATCTGAATCTAAGGCATTTTCTGAATCAAGTATAATAGGTAGGATACCTTGTTTTTGTGCTTGTTTAACTAAGTTACCAGAACATATGTAACTTTTACCGGAACCGGATTCACCTGCAAAACATGTAACTCTACCAAGCGGAATACCTTTACTCCAGTCTCCACTAATCAAATAATTTAAAGCATAATTACCAGTACTAATCCAATCAACAGGATCATGAAATCCTACTGCCATTCCTGGTACTGCTTTTGTAATACTATTTCTAAATTTTGAGATATCAAAAGGTCTAGACATTTTTTAACTTTCCAAGAAAATGCGGGGCATCTCTGCCCCGCTGATTTAAGATATATTAGGAATTCTTGCGTTCACGAATCATTGCAAGAATTTGGTCGGCCGAAGGCTTATTACCGTCAGTTGCCTCTTCAGTTTCTGTCGACTCTGCTTGTGTCTGTTCTTCTACTACAGGTTGTTCAACAGTACTTGCAGGTTCGCTTTTGGATTCTGGAGTAGGAACTGTTTTAGTATCACCCCCAGTTTTACTCATGCCGGCTGGTGTGTAATATGAGCCCCATTTTTCTGGGTCATATAAATCACCGGCTACCGAAGCCTCAAACATCTCGAAAATTGCTTTAACTTCGTCGTCGTTTGGTTGCTTTGGCATAAAATCATTAAGATTATGCAAGCCATTTGTATCAACTGCGGTTCTTTCGAACTCATTTAATGCTCTTTCTTTACGAGCCCAGTTAGATGTTGAATAGTCTGCATATTGCCCTTTTTGGGTCTTGGTAAGTTTAAAATCGGTACCATTTTCGTAATCAGTTGGAATCTCTGGAAAGTCAGGATCCATTAATGCCGCCGATATAATTTTGTAAATTGACGGATTAATAATAAACCTACGAATTGGATTTTCAGGAGTTTCGTCATCTTTAAGTGGATTTTCGACCACAAATCCTTGGAAGATATAAGACCGCTTTTTCCAATACTTACGAGCTTCGTTCTCCAAAGATGGATCTTTAAACCAAGGACGGATTTCCGCATGAACCGGACATTCCTTGCCCCACATTTCTACACAAGGAACTTGAACTAAAACATTTCGTCCTTCGTCTTGGCCTTTAACACCTCCAAATGGAATCTTAATCATTTGGCGTTCTTGCCAAAAGAAAGTGTTTTCTGCGTCACCATCAGGTAAGAACCTTAATGTTGCAGTTGTGTTTTCCGGGATATTCCAAAAGGGGTAAATTGCATTGTCGGTAGTAAAGTTACCACCGGTTTTTTGTTCTTGAGCTACTAACTTCGCTCTTATTTCTGCTAAGGTAGGCATAGTAATTCTCCTATATTTGCCGTTAATTGCCTGGATCATTTGTGCTGTTTGCACTCATGAACTTATTATAACATAAAGGTTGAAACAAAGTCAACCTTTAATTTACACTTTTATTTATTACGGATACTCTTATATCCACGTCCTCGCATTTTATATTGAGGAGAGTTTTGTACCATTGCACTTGGTTCAATACCATGTTTTTTTGCATGTATTAATGCCTGTGTTGATTTTTCAGGACTGTAACCAAGATTTTTTGTAAGCTCATCATGAGCTTGAACATTCTTTTTACGATCAATTTGCCTTTGTTGATGCTTGCTTAGTCGTTTAATATCATCGTCCATATCCATCCAATTTTTTTCGGATATAATTTCTTTTACTTTCATGCTGATGACCCTTCTTCGAGTTTATTAATATATGCTTGAAGTCCTGTTGGTTGTATAACTTTTTCTTTAACTTCACCCTCAGTAAGCATTTGTACTGATCTGTTACCATCTGCAACAACTTTAGCAAGACGTTTCATATCTGAACTTTCGCCATAGTAGCCGTAGTCCTCATCTGTACCATGTCCAGCGGATGCCATTCCGGAATCAAAATCGCCATCCATTGAATCGTATCCTTGTTCCCATTCCGAACCATATTCACTTTCCAGATATTCTTGAATCCATTGATCAGGATCACCATCTCTTGCTTTAGCAATACCATATGGCATTTCGCCTGAGTTAACAAAGTAATCATATAACTCATCAAAAAATTCTTGATGATCATACAAACTAGTTTCGCCGTTCATAACAGATGACATTGCATCTGCATGTTTTTCTACGATATCATCCAAATGAGCGCCTGCTTCTTTAAGTGGAA